CAAGGCAACCAAGGCAACCAAGGCAACCAAGGCACCCAAGGCACCTAAGTCTCCTCGCAGAGCAACACCAAAGAGCCCTCGTCGTAAGTAAATCCTAAATGACATATTGCATCATCTTTTTTTTATTATTATGAATCATAGATAATGATACTAGTTGTTTATAATTATCATATTTGTCCTGATTTTTCACAATGAACCATCCACGACTATAAGCATCTTCGTGTGTTTCAAATGGTTCTTTTTCAATTTTATATAGAACACCTCTGTAGCTTATGATAATATCGTCCATTGTATAATAAATGATGCGAGATTTTAAATCATTTTTTTATCAAATGTAAAGAATAGCCATGGACCAAGAAATACTGGATGAAATACAAGGTCTTTTCGAGTTTGACAAAGCTAAAATGGATATTATCCTACATAAGCTGATTTCAGATGACATGATAACTGGTGAAAAAATTGATATTGCAGAAGATGTCTATAATGATACACATATAGATGCATGGGCTTCATCATTACCAATCTTGTCAGGAAGCAAAATACTAATGAGAAAACTAATTAAACATCCCATCAATAATAAGGATATTCTGGAAAAGAGACAGAACACTCAAATTACATATGAGCCAGATATAGAGTTATTAAAAGAATATGAGAATGACATTCTTTGGATTTTTAAGATTGCAGAAGAAATTAATGATAATTCTGCGATTCATATCTTGTTCCCTTCATCTTTTATTATCAACTACATGAATTATATAGAGCAATTACTCGATTTCTATCATGTCTATAAAATATACATAATACCTATGACATCACTGCTATATCCTATTACAACATTTTTGGCACCTTATTATTATCTAAACAGATATCTTAATATGAATGTATCATTCCAATCCTACGTTGAAATCTTTTGGAATATCATAAAGTACTCTCTGCAATCATCTGGCAATATCAAAGCAGATCTAGCAAGATTTTTTACAGTGTTTTTCTATGTGGCTATATACCTATATAATATGTACCAGACGTTTGAGATATCCATGTTCCTCTATGATACAAAGCAGAAATTGCACTCGAAGATGAAGAGCCTACTTCATTTTGTAAAACATTCTCAACATATTATGGCACATCTTCCTGTCAATATAGTGTCTGCATTCTTTCATATAAAAGAAAATTATCATGATATCAAACTTCATAACACCATGACTGACATTTACAAATTGTGGAAGGATGATGAATTGAAGGAAAAGCTCGCATCACTCTTGAAGACAATTTATGCAGTAGATGTAATAGATAGTATAAATAAACTATACCTAATGAATGATTGGTGTCAGGTATCCTATGTAACTGACAAAAGTGTTCTATGGGATGCCAAAAATCCCATCTTAGATTATAACCAAGTGTCAAATCCTGTTAATCTAGCCAAGAATATTATTATTACAGGTCCCAACGCTGGTGGTAAGACAACATATGTGAAAACAATTCTATCGAATATCATATTAGGGCAGACATTTGGCATAACATATAGCACAAAGAGTAATCTTGTGTTGTATGATACAATCAGCTCTTTTATGCGAATATCAGATGTCCTAGGTTCCAAATCATATTTTGAAGCTGAAGCAGAATACTGTCTGAATATGATAAAGAAGGCAGTTGAAATATCGAGCAAATCACAAAGGGGTCTATTTTTAATGGATGAACCCATGCATTCTACGCCACCTACAGAAGGCGTTTCCACTGCTTATGCAGTTGTAGAATATATCAGCAAACTTTCTGGTATTTCTTTGATAATAACCACACATTTCCATAAACTTGTCATTCTTGAAGAATTATATCCTGACAAATTTATCAATTTATCCGTAGATGCTATTCCCAGGGAGAATGAGGCGGGCTTCATATTTCCCTATAAAATTAACAGGGGTCATTCATACTTGTGTATTGCCATAGAACTTTTGGATGCCAAAGAGTTCCCTTCTGAAGTTATTGCAAATGCGATTAAAATGAAAAACAAAATATGTTCTGATTTTAATAAATAAAAATGTATAGTTTTTTATTTGACCCTACATATATGACTTTAATCCTTATGGCATTACTTATATTCTTGGTACTATTTTTGTGGAGAAAATTGACTATTTTAGAAGGTAACTTTTACATTCTTGAAAAGCGTGTTAATCTGATGAAAAAAGATAGCAGAGAGAATAAGATTGCAAAAAGTATTGAACGTTCAAATATAGTTATGAATGAAATTTTCGGAGATGCATGTAAGTCTGGGGGAGATTTAGGTGGTTGTGTTTTTCCTGTAGCCTCTATGGATGAAACACAGCATGTCCCAAATGATACTACAGCACAGGATGATGAAAATGTAAAAATTACTTTCACAAATGACTTAGATTTAGATAAGAAGATCGAAGAGGCCATGGACCCTGTGGATATTATCAATGCATTAGATGTGCGTACAAGTAATGAAGCAAAGGATGTAGATAATGTTTCTGTTGCATCAGATATAACTTTTAACACTGATGAAAAATATTCTCAGAAAAAACTATCCAAAATGAATCTAGATAGATTGAAAGATGTATGTTCTCAACTTAATCTAAATAGTGATGGAACAAAAGCTCAGTTAATTACAAGAATACTTGAAAACAACAAATAAAAAATATTATTATTGAATAGATATAAGATGAGTTGTTGCAGTTCCAAAGAACCAATGCCCCATTGTCCTGTAAGAATGTCAGATGGTCGCGCATTTACTGACTATAGACCAAGATGTTCTGTGAATGCTGAACTATTAAATGATTTGGCTAGCAAGAACATGATGAAAAGTAGTTATGAAAGTCGCATGTTTTTGCAAGAAAACGCTGATTTAATCATGGAGAGGAGCAGAATGCATTCTCTCAACAACTTGGCACCATGCGCTCCTTGTACTAGACCTTTCAGTGATTCAGGCACTATGTATCCTCAACAATATGTTGTGAAATGCTCTGCTACTAGCTGTGAAAAGGTAGAGGTCAATCCCAATGGTTTAGGAACTAGTACAAGGCTTTATTAGCTTTCTCAAGTTTTATTTTTTGCAAATCATGTAAATAATTCTATATATAAATTATAGAAGAATTATAATAATGATTTTTGATGATGCATTTGTATTTTGTGAGGTAGATTTTATTGCAAATAATACGAAGGTAGTATTAAAAGGTAGCGTAAAGAACCCCTCAAATTATAGTGAAATATTACTAATAGCACCTAATCCTATTGATAGAATGATGAATTATTCCGGTTCTGCATTGCCCTTTCCATGTGCTGATATTGCTTTCGAAAATACACCAAACAAGGCTCTATTAGACAGTGCAGGCGTTTTCAATGTTGTCTTTTCATATCCCAATAGCTTTTATTTACAAAATGGTAGAGACAAGGTTGTATCACCTATATTTTTCAGCTTAACAGACCATAATCAAAGGACTAGACACGTACAATATCAATTACCAGAACAAAATATCCTAAGAACACTTGTCAATAGAAGTTCAAGAACTGGACCAGAATTTTATGGTGCAAAAGATTACCTATTACCTATTGCTACAGCAGAGAATGTTATGAGAGAATATGCTAGAATAAAAGCGGAAAATAATGTAGGCTAGCCAAAGAAAATAAATATGTCCTAATTTTTATCATAATGAAAAAAAAATGATTATATTTCAAAGAGAAATATTGGGAACCAACGAAGAACTGAGAAAGCGAACAAAACTAACTGACGACAAAGAGCTTGGGATATGCCAAATACCTCTCACAAGATTGAGGTTGTACCTGAGAGGGTCAAACGTATTATTTATGATTCCATCAAGCGCATTGCATTCAGGCACAATGGAATTATCTTTGGGGGATTTGTACGCGATGAAATCATTTCAGAACACTATACAAAGCTTTACATTGAAGGCCCAAATAGTGTGAAGCAATTCTGGGATACTAGCTTTAGCCCAGAAACCAAAGCGCGCACATTGAATGCAGAGGATATGGATGTATGCTTTCATGATGACAATGATGCTACTGCATTCATAAAGAATGTTGTAGAGCGCATTGAATATAAAACAAAGAACGCCTTTGAATACACAAATGAAGAACTCATCAATACACACATCTATGGCTTATCATTTACAAACTCCATCAGGAGTGTGAGAAGGTTGACATTCAATATGAAGCTAGGAATGATACCATGGCTATACAGTGGAATTGACCTCACAATTTCCATAGATGTGGTTATGACATACAATCCAAAGTTGCTGCCTCCATTCAACAACCTAGATTTCCTATGTAATGCATTCATCATGACAAAACATGGTAGGTTGCTATCAACTTGCACTGGAACTAACATCGATCGAATGACAGAGCTTGCAAGAAGTAAGATAAGTACACAGATTATAGGGGACATTATCAATTTCAAGACAGACTTCTGCATGGGACAAAGAGCTACACTTTGCTCTTCTGGGACATTCAAATACAACAAATATGCCTTTAAGAGAATTGACAAGCTTCTTACAAAAGAGCTTGGATGGCATATTAATAATCTTCCTTTCAGCATACACAGGCCAACAGAGCAGTGTCCTACCAATGATGATAAAAATGCGGATGTAGATTCATGTTGTATTTGCTGTTGTGATTTCCAGGATATCAATGATATGAAGATTGTAACATACTTGTGTAACAAAGGCTCAAAAACCAGATCATCTGTGTTGCATTATAAATGTTTGTCCTTATACATCCAGAATCAAATTGTTGAACGCGAAGAGAGTGATGAAGACGTTGCGAATGAGTTTACCTTCATATGTCCTTACAGGAATCCTATCAATTTGCTGAATGCAGCGAAGACATCCAAGGATATCATCCTTAAATACGCGGGTGTGTTGTAAATAAACGCGACCTTCTCACATATTCTCAAACAAACACCAAAAAACCAAAAACATATTTTTTACATTTTGGAGAGCAAGTTGTTAAACCGCTGTGAAAGCATGCAACCAACTAAAAAGCTTGCTAATGATATGATAACAATAACAACCAAATGAGAAAATTTGGCAGTTTTAAAAATATCACAATATTGTGTGAAATATAAGTATACTTCAAAGAATATTATTTTTAATATCATGCCATATATAACATCAAAACCAAACAGTAATCCTAGCAAGAAGTTTACAGAGATATGAAATATAAGGAAAATATTGTTTTTCAAAATATTATCATTTTCATTGGGATAAAATAGATTATCAAATATATGAATGTCAAAATAGCATCTACTTATTGTAAACATCATAGTGCTTACAATGACTGCCAACAGATATACATAAAAATAAAATTGTTCCATCTTCTATAATACAAGCTATTTTTATTTTTCATCTTGTATGTAACGTGAATGCAAAATGCGAAGATAGTTTGTTTATTTGAGAATTTTTATTTTTGTGAGAATAATAAAATATAATAGCATTCTCTAATACATCATTTTGAAACTTTCTCAGCATCTTTTTGATATAAGGCATCTTAAGTTGCCTAAGTCTTTTGACAACCTCCGTTTCTTCGTCTGCAACTGGTCTGTTATGCAACAGGAATTTCTCATATTTATCATTTACAGATGTCAATGTATAGAATTTTTGATTCTCCATATCAACATCGATGAAATTTTTAATATGTTCTATATGCTCTTCTCTAAAGGTATACTTCTTCATTATATCCAAGAAATGATACAGAAACATTGAGACATTTTTGCTATCTGTTGCAGTCTGAAAATAATATAATGATGATTTAGAATCATGTAGATTCACGTCTATATTGAAATTAATTGAATATATCAGACTATGTTGTTTTCTGAGTACATTATATAAAACCCCTGTTTCAAAATTACACAATAGTTTGTTGAAAATTAATAGACATAGGTATTCATCAGACAAGAATTTCATGGATGTATTCACATAGATGTGAAACAGCACATTATTCTCATTTTGGGGGTTCTTTATATGAAATATTTTGAGACCTTTATTGATATGTATTGTCTTTGGATACTGTAAGTTCACCTTGTATTTTTGCACCTGATTTTCAAAATATGTTTGAATGAGCTTTTTAGTTTTTGATACACTATCTATCGGGCAACTCACTGAGACAGTTGCATTCTTTATATCCAAATGTGTCTTTATGAACTCTGTTATTCTGTGGATGTCATATGTTTTCAAAAATTGAATAATTTGTTTATCATCATACTGATAATAGTGTTTAGGATAAAAGAACCCTTTTATTTTGTAGTCAAATAGGTAGTTTTGATTTGCTATGTTTTGTTGTAGCTCGTGAATGGCAGCATGTTTCTCTTTTTCAGCTATTCCTGATATCATTTGAAAATTGAATATACCATTTGAAAGAACATCTAGATAGAAGGCAATATCTTTGAAGAGACCCCTGATGTAGAATTTCGTCTCATATTCACTTACATAAGCATTTACATACGCACCTCTCCTACTAAGTTCTTGGCTAATATATTTATCATCTGGATATTTTTGCGATGTCATACGAGCCATAAGATGCTCCATAAAATGTGATAACCCTGTTTCATTTTTCTTTTCATGTGCGTGTCCCAATTTGATACTTAATGATATACTGGTTAGTTTTGTATCCAATGGCACAATAATGACTTTGATACCATTTTTGAGTTTGTAGATATACTTTTTTGGCATATGTATATTTATCTCTACATAAAAAATGACATTATAATATACATTAGGGTAGTATGAAATCTCTTGTAATTGTGGAAAGCTTTACAAAAACCAAGACCATCAAAAAGTATCTTCATGATACTGATGTGTTATTTTCTAGCGGACACATATTCAATTTACCAAAGGACAAATTGGGTGTTAATACATTGTCCTGGGAATCAGAATGCATTCCTATTAACAAAAAAATCATCAACAATATCAGAGAGAAGGCTAGAGAGGCTGATGTTATCTATTTAGCTTCTGACCCTGATTTGGAAGGCGAAGCTATAGCACATCATCTCAAAATTTGCATTGAAGATCTCTTGTGTGACAAGAAGTGCTATAGAATAACATTCAATGAGATTACTAAGAATGCAGTGCTGGATGCCATAAGAAATCCTAGAGAGATAGATATGGATAAAGTGAAAGCCCAAGAGACCAGACGTATTGTCGACCGACTGATAGGATACAAAATATCCCCCATACTTTGGTCTCAGTTTAACAAAAACTTCCTAAGTGCAGGTAGAGTTCAGATAGCAGGTCTTATATTATGTATCAATCAGAGAAACAAGATTTTGCAAAAAGAAATCAAACCATATTGGACTATAGAGGGGACTTTCAGTGTTTGCGGAATTAAGGATGAAATTATTGGTAGCATGTACGATGAAAATGTGGTTTGGAAAACAGATGACCCTCAAAATGTCAGGTGTATGCTAGAAAACCTGCAGATAAATACAGAGTATTCTATTCAATATGATACCAAGAATAGAAAGTTAGGTCCGCCTCCGCCATATACAACAACTAGCATGCAGCAAGATGCATACAATAAATGTAGATTTAATGCAAAGATGACGATGAAATTAGCTCAGGATTTATATGAAAATGGTCTGATTACATACATGAGGACAGATTCTACAAATATTTCAGAAGATGCAAAGAAGGTAATTTTGAATTACATTAAAACAGAATATGGAGAGAGCTATGCAAAATACAGGAGCTACAAGACAAAGGTTGCCAACGCTCAAGAGGCACATGAAGCTGTACGCATAACCAATGCTGCAAAAGTGAATATTGATAATAGCTTTGAAGGGTATACAAGTAGACATGGAAAGTTATATGAAATGATATGGAAGAGAAGCATTGGATGTCTCATGGCAGATGCAGAATATGTGGATGTGTTGCTGACATTAAAAGAAAAACATTGTTTTAAGAACACGAAAAGCTTCTTAATGAAGCAGGGATTTATGATACTTTACGACAATGCTGTAGAAAATTACCAAGACTTCTTGCATACTTTAGAAGCAGCAAAAAATAGGGGGGTATCAACCAAATACATATCAGAAGGTGTTATAGACAATGTGCCATCTATGTATAATGAAGTGCAGCTCATTAAAGAGCTTGAGAAAGAGGGGATTGGTAGACCTTCAACATATGCTGGTATTATAGAAAAACTTTTGGAGAAAACATATGTGGAATTAGGGCAAAATCCACAGCAATCATATGATATAGAATGCTTTACAAAAACGAAAGGGGTTGTGATGAAAATGAAGACATTAAACTTGGGAGGGAAGCAGAAGGACCTATTAATACCTACTGATTTGGGGCTAGATGTTGTGAAATACTTGTATGATGTCATACCATATCTTTGTGATCTGAAGTTTACTGCTAAGATGGAGGGTGATTTGGATGATATAATGTCGCAGAAGGCTACGAAAGAAGAGATACTAGATAATCTATATTCGCAGATTTGTAGTTGCATAGGAGGACTTGAGCCTGTTGCAAAACAAGAGACGAAAATTAAAAATATGGAAACAGGTATAGTACAAACTAGATATGGCTTATGCTACTATGAAAAAGATGGAAACAAATATACAAATATAGACAGTTATTTGAAATGGAAAAAGAAAACTGTGAAAGATATAAATGATACTGACATGGTATTCTTCAAATCTTTGCCAAAAAAGATAGAACTAGATGGAAAGAACTATTGGATACATTTGGGAAAATATGGTCTATATCTGAAAGATAAGGCTGGTTCAAATTGTAAACTTGATAAGAAATTATGGTCTAATTATGCCTAGAGCTGTCTAGCATTGATCGTATTGTTGATGTTATTGATATTGTCATCCAAGACACCAATGATCTTGTAGACACTGTCAATAATCTGTTTATTGTCTTTGATTGTGTTTGAAATGATTTCTATTTTCTTATTATTATTCACTATGATATTATTAAGCTCTGTATATTTGTCATTCAAAGAAACACGTTGTTCTACGAGCTGTTTCAGAGTGTTGCCAAGCTCAATGGCTGTTATTTTCGACTCTAGAATACTGAGAATATTATCCTTCTTTTTTTCTTCCTCAACAAGTGCATCTATCTTGCTAGAAATGGCTGAAATTTTGTCATTGATGACATTATTGGTGGAAAAGAACTCCTTTGAAAAATTATTCAAGAGTTCTATATTTTCCTTATTGTTGATAATTACTTGATTAACTTCTTCCTCTGTTGACATATTTCTATTTATCAAAGACATAAAACAAATCTCATTTTTAACACATGTTCTTTTTAATCATATGGAGACATTCCTTTGCAACCATTTCTATACCAGGAGGCTACATAAGGGTTTGTAAAATCTGGATGGACTGTATTGTCATGATAATCCCTGTCAATGTGATTACCAATCCATTCATTACATTTCAGACATTTCCATTGATTATTATTCATTTTGATGATATTTTTATGCTACAAAATCTTATATATTCATTATGATATTTTTAATCTTGACATACAAGTCTTTGTATTTATCATCATATTTCTCGTACATGACACGTAATTTATACCTGATATAATCAAATGTTACAAGTGTATGATTTTCTTGTGATATAAGGTTTCTTGCATAAATAATACTTCTAGGTTCACAATTATCTGCTTTGATATGCCTATGCTTGTGTTGTCTACTTGTGAATGATTTCATACACTTAGGACAAGTTAGTGTATCTATTCCTCTACAATTTTTTTCATGTTGTTTCAAATATTTTTGTGTCTTGTAATGCTTATTACATTTCAAGCAACATTGTGTATGTTCCATAGGTTCTGTAGGTTCTGTAGGTTCTATAGGTTCTATAGGTTCTATAGGTTCTATAGGTTCTATAGGTTCTATAGGTTCTATAGGTTCTGTAGTTTGTATTTTATGCTTAGTATCAGTATGTCTTTTGACATCAAATTTTCTTGAGGAAGAATAATTACAAAAAGAGCATTTATGTCGTTTTTCTGCCATATTTATTACACAAAGAGGTTATTCCTTAAATAGATATATTACGCTAATATGCTTTACAGTCTCAAAATACCTATATAGGGGTATCATAAAATGCTAAGAGAATGTATATATGTATGAATAAAAGGTTTACCATAGACTTGAAAAAGAGTACATAATTGAATTATTTTTAGATTTTCAAAAAGTTTTTGGAATTTATATTTTTAACTTGATTATGTACTATTTTTGAAATGTTATATAGAACTATTACGCTACTATTGCTTTACAGTCTCAAAATACCTATATAGGGGTATCATAAAATGCTAAGAGAATGTATAGATATATCCATTAAAAGTATATCATAGACTTAAAAAAGAGTACATAATTGAATTATTTTTAGATTTTCAAAAAGTTTTTGGAATTTGTATTTTTATTTTGATTATGTACTATTTTTGAAATGTTATATAGAACTATTACGCTAATATGCTTTACAGTCTCAAAATACCTGCATAGAGGTATCATCATGAAATGTTAAGAGAATGTATAGATGTATGAATGAAAAGTTTACCATAGACTTCAAAATATCAGCCTAGCATTCTTAAGATTTGCAAAAAAATGACATTATAATAATAAGAAAACATGTAATATGGATCTTTCAGATTTAAGTAAATCACAATTACACTCTCTTTGTAAAGAAAAAGGTATTAAGGGATATACCACTAAATCAAAAGAGGAGGTTATGAGCTTATTGCAGGAATGGGAACATAATGATTATGTTATGCAAACAATGCTTACATGTATTGGAAATAAGCGAAAATTAGTTTCGTATATCTATGACATTATTGATGATATAAGGGTGGAATTGGGTAAAGATAAGCTAAATATAGTAGATGGATTTGCTGGTTCATCAGTTGTATCAAGGAAGTTATCATATCTCTGTGATAAAATATATACAAATGATTTGGAACTATATGCATATCTTATGGCTAAGTGTTATCTCATGAAGCCTTCAGAAAGCCAAATAGAGCTTATACAAAATCATATAAATATAATGAATGAAATAGCAACAAATGGTCCTTATGTAGAAGGAATAATATGTAAATATTATGCACCAGAAGATACAAATAATATTCAGTTAGGAGAAAGATGCTTTTACACTAGAGAAAATGCGTTGATTATTGATACATTGCGAAAATATATTTCAGATAATATTGAAGATGATATTCAAGTATATTGTCTAGTACCTCTGCTAAATAAGGCAAGTATACATACAAACACTTCTGGCGTTTTCAAGGGATTTCATAAAAAAAATAATATAGGTTGCTTTGGAGGTTCACAAGGTCAGGCCTTATCCAGAATATTGAAACCAATTCGTGTTGATATGCCTTTATGGAGTAAAAATGATTTTCAAGCCATTTGTTATAACAAGGATATCAATATATTGATAGAAGAATTACCTGATGATATAGATCTTATTTATTTAGACCCTCCCTATAATCAGCATCCATATGGAAGTAATTACTTCATGTTGAATGTCATTGCAAAAAATGAAGAACCAGGGCAAATATCACAAGTTTCTGGAATACCTGTTTCGTGGCAAAAATCTAACTATAATACTTACAGAACTGCTGTAAATAGTATGAAAAATCTAATTGAAATAGGCCTTAAGAAGGCAAAGTATATCCTTATATCATACAATAATGAAGGAATTATTCCTGTAGCTGATTGGAATAATATGTTGGAATGCTATCAAGTTAAAAAATATGAAATAAAGTATGATACATTCAAGGGTTGTAGAAACTTAGCTAATAGAAACGACAAAGTGGTAGAAATTATGTATTTGGTATCTAAGATTGCTTCCTAGTTTCAAAGTATGTTGCAACAAGATCAAGAACTTTGCAAGATATTCTTATGTATTCTTCTTTGGTCCACATAGAAGAACCTTTTTCCATCTCATCCCATTTATGAGCTTTTACAAATATAGACGCTATACTTTTGCCACAAAGTTTTGATATATCTATGCTATCTAGTATATTATTTAGTTTACATTCGATAACATCTGTAGAAGTATTCTTAGATATTTCTATATAATAATTAGACTTACCCATATTCATCATTTCCAATCTTTTCGCAATTGTTTCTGATGAATGAAAATCACAACCTGCTGCAAATATAACATATGGGAATATATCATATTCAGCAAATATCATTTCGGAACCTCTGATATTTTTTGCACCACGCTCAATCGCATTACCAGTTGATTGTCTGTACTTGTTTTCTTTGTGTCTTTCATCATTTGTCCCTTGAAGCTTATCCTCAGTTATAAGGATAGGGACCTCTTTACCATCCATAAGTGCAAATAATATACCACCATCAGGCTTCATATATACATTTTTATTCTGAGGATTTGCTTGAGGACCACCAATATTAGCAAAATACTGTTGACATTCGTATAATGTTATCTTATTTTTGTATGCTATACCTTGTGATATAGACTTGAACCTGTTTTCTGCATATGAAATAATATCCTTCATTGCTTCTTGCAAAACTTTTTCTGATTTTTTGCTATCATCAGTCATATGCCTACCATCTTTATTCATATTTGAAAGTCGACTTCTTAACCCATTAGATTGAGAATGATTTGAAGAAAGGGCAGCCATTTTCCTACTAATGATATGTCAAAAATAATTTATCAATTTTACTCAATATATGTATAGAAAAAGAACATTTTCATGAAAAAAATAAACAGTTATTTACTTGGATTTAAGGTACTTATTGATCTTGTGAAGTTCATATGCAATGTTTGACATAGAGGTTGCAATATTATTACCTTCTTCGTCTGTCAAGAAATTGCTAAGAACATTCCAGAGACCTTCTTCCGTTAGACTAGGATGATATTCTTCATCATCTTCATCATCTTCATCATCTTCATCCTCTTCGTCATCATCATCATCATCTTCGTCATCATCATCTTCGTCATCATCATCTTCGTCATCTTCTTCACTAGTATCATTGCTGCTACAATCTTCATTCTCTAGCTTCTCTTCTTCACAATCTTCATCATTTTCGTCATCAACCTCTTTGATAGTACATTTGCTAATCTTCTTAGATTTGCCCTTCTTTTTTTTAGATGACATAGCAGATGCATTTTGTAAATTGTTAATAAAACTCAAAAAATCAATATTTTGAATAGGAACATCACATCCTTCGCCTCCATCATCTGGTAAAACAGCCTCTTTCTTAGAGCTCATTAAGTGCTAGTTATATAATAAATGTATGGTAATAATTCTTATATCTTTTTTTTACTTGTTATAATAGATAGAGTGTATGCATGACAAAAGTATTGTTATATATTGTTGGTTTTTTAATAGGGGTTTTTGTCACATTAAATATTATATCATATAGAGATAATATTTACAAGCTTTTATCAAACCAAAAAGAAGACTTTGAGACACAAGATACTGCAGTAAAAACAGAAGAAACACAAGCTCAATCAACACAAGAGCCTCAACAAAAATCTTCAGAAAAGCCTAAAAAATTTGAAATAGGAATATGTAATAAAGAAATATTGGACTCATTTACAATCTACAAGTTTCTGAAGATGTCTGACCTTACATTATTAGTATCTTCATTTGATAATACACACATATCAAACAATACTTGGAAGGCACATAATAATGATACTACTTTGACATTTTCAAAGGCTGTCTCAAAGGAGACATTTGAACTCAACCCATATATACAAGGTGCTAACATCAAAGATGTTATCATAACTGGTATTGAATTGAAAAAAAATAAAGTATTAAATGAATTGAGTGTCTTATATATGATGAAAATTAAGGACTTCCATAACAATTTCAACTATCTCTTTGAACTGAAATGTAAGCCATCTTCTGCTTTTGAAGATAAAACGAAGGAAAAGATCTATTCTGAAAATATCATACATATATTAATCAGAGATAACAGTACTGTAGAATTGTCTGGACCCAGCGAAAAATGTATGAAAGATACAGAATGTGGGACATTGCAGAAGAAACTCCATAAGTATATTAACCTTTATAATAACTACTATTTCTATGATAAGCAAAGGATGAAAAAGGATGATAAATACATATCAAACTGTAGAGATGATGACAAATGCAAAGGAAATCTTGCATTCAAAAATGAGTTAACTTTTTTCGAGCAACTATTGGATACAAGGATATATAGCATTGAGATTCGTATAGGTAAGGAAATCTTTAACATATATAATATATCGAATAACATATTCAATAGTGATATAACCTTCATGGGATTAGTTTTGAAGAATAAAGATGTCACTTTTTACATAAATAATGCAGTGTTTACCTTTGAAAGGCAATCTGATGAAGAACTATTGATAGACAATGAACCATTCACTATCAATGAAAATGGCGGCTGCAATATAGTTTTATACAGCTTTGCATGCTATCAAGCAGCTATTTGCAATAGTGATATTAGCGCCTTCAAACTTTATAACAACTATTATCTGTATGGTACAAACAAATATCAAGATACCATTGATATGCTGCAAAAATCAAATAATGAACTAAAGACAAAACTAGGAATGTAATATATATAAGATTATGAGACCATAAAAGATTAAATAGGATAATGGTAAAGGCAGCTATTTTTATTTTGACACAAAATACAATTGAAAGAAAAATATACCTCAAAACCTGTCTCTATTTTTTGTTTAAAAATTTTGATGCAAAATATAAATACCCTGTTATCATTTTACATGAAGATGACTATGATGAAACTTCGCAAGAAGAAGTCACGAAAAGTGTCAGAGAGGAATGCAGGCATTTGTTGCAGTTTAAAAAAGTCGATCAGAATGATTTCATGATACCTACACACATTGATATGGAGAAGATGCAGAAATCAATTGAATTACAACCAGTTCCTTACTGGCGCAACGCCAGATACAGATCAATGTGTTATTTTTGGATTAAGAACTTCATGAAATATACCAATGGCTATGAGTATATTATGCGCCTGGATGATGACAGTATCATTGAAGAGCCCATGAATACAGATCTATTTGAATTGGCAAAAGTAAAAGATATCAACTATTTGTCAAACATCATACACATTGATTGCAGTATGTGTAATTTTGAGATGAAGCAGTTTTTTTCAAAGCATTTTCCAGATAGCCAAGATAAGATCAAAGACATTTTTGTAGATCATAAGCTTGATACCAGCAGTCCTTATTTCCAGAACTTTAAAAATCTGTATAAAGTTGTAAAAGGAGAAGAATATCAGGGGACCGAGGTAGAGCTCAGTATGCCAATAATGTATTATAACAACTTTTGTATTACAAGGACAGGGTTTTGGAGCAAGCCAGAGGTACAAGAAATTATTGATAAAATTGATAAACAAGGTAACATTTTCTACTGCAGATGGGGTGATGCACCATTGCAAACCATTATTGCCACATTAATGGACCATAGCAAGATTTCCAAAGTAGATTTCAAATATAGCAAGAGGCTTCAAAGAGAATGCTTCAAGGATGAGAAGGGAACACTTCACTCATTCATGCCAAAAACTTATGACAACAATAGCTGTATAACTAAAAATAAGAAGGCTTAAGCACATGAAATTATAATAGTATTATTTAGGGACTGTAGAGCTTTCAGAAGCCTTATGTTTAAGTACATCAATAAGTTGTTGGAAAATGTGAAGATTTCCGCATATAATTATATGTATAATGAACCAAATGAAAATAAAATAATCTGCAAGACATTCATAGATGATGATAAAATACCGGTCGTCGACATAGATGATAAGAAGTTGCGAGAGTTGCGTATTGATACACTATTGTACGTTAAGCAGTACAAAAACACGTATTATAAATATACAAATAAGGAGAAGTTCAATCACGAGCTTTACAACACATTTTTGAATGACAAGAATTTCGACGGAGGAGATTCTGGATACGACGATGACGACGAAATTCGCATTTTTGATAGATACATATTAGAGTATGTTAAAAACAGAAGTGATGTTATGACATTTCTGCTATGTAAAAATAAAGATGTTATTCTAAAAAATAGGATTGATGAACTCGTTGACATATATGACAATAAATCAAATACTATAGATATTCTATTCACCATTGATATGAGTGAGAAGGATTTGTTTAATTATTGTTATGGAATTATCTCAAAAGAGGGTCAACTTTCAAGCATAAAAAATATTGTATTTAGTCTCATTTGCAAATACAAGGGTGAATATGTGAGAATGAAATTAAGTGCTTTCACCAATGATAAGAAGAACCATCCTTACATTATATTAGAAAGTTTCTTGACATAATCACGGAATTACATTCATTGCAAATTCTCTAGCTCCTCCATAAGTTCTCGATTTTTTATCTTCAAATTATTGTTTTGTTCTACAAGCATATTGATTTGTTTTTTTAGCATATGGATGTATTGAGATTCTACATAGTACTCTGCATTCACATAGTTGCTAGTGTTATTTTCTTGTTCTGAGGCTGAAATCCTAAATAGAGAACGCTGCTCGTGCCTTTCCAAATTGAGTTCTTCTTTCAGTTGCTGAACTTCTTCTTGCAATTCTTTGATCTGTTTCATGTATTGCATTCTATCTAGATAGTTGATAGCACTCATGATTTTGAGTTAAGAAAACAAATATATCTTATATCATTTTTTTCTCAGTATTCATATTTACTGTGCCATAATTTTTGCAAGCACATTTATCACATAATATATCATCAAGATACCGGTTCATCTTGAGTTCTTTGCAATTCTTGCATCGAATAATATTCTTACTTAGTTCAATATCTCTCAGTACTTTTGGCATGCTTCTGTATTACTTATACATCATCAATTTTTATGTCATCATCATTGTCATTGTTTCCTTCATCTGATGAAGAAGACGGGAGTATATCATCAAAAGTGATATAATTGTCATCATGTGTTTCATTTTTATCATGGCTATAGCTGTTTTTATTATAATAACAATTAATTAGCACATCAGATATAGCCTTATTTTTAATAAGAGATTGGCATTGGTCTAGGTTGAACTTGTGTACTATGTCAACCTTATTATCTTGAAAATCCCTCTTTGATATTACAATGATATCACCATTTTCAATGAGAACTCTCTTATTAAATCTTCGCAGTGCACCTCTGATTACGCCAATCGCTTCTGTACCATTATTGCAGAGCACGCGTGCTCTACAGTTCCCCAGGAGTTTAATGACATATGCATAATCCTCATAATCTGTATTAATCTGATAGTTCATATCTTTGTCCCTGTTGAAATTTGAATGCTTTTTTTTATTACGAATACTGGTCTGATACATTTTTCTTGTTTGATTATCACATTATGTCTTTATGTATTGCATATACCATGATATTGTCTGGTCTATACCATCTGCAAACGCAACCTCCTCCTTCCAACCAAGGGATTTTAGTAGACTACTATCAATTGCATATCTGAAGTCATTGAAATTTCTGTCCGGAATATATTCTATCCAATCTTCCAGTTTTGCTTCAGGTCCCTTTATTTTTAGCAGAAGAAGTTTAGCAATATCCATGACACTATACTCGTTATTTGAACCAATATTATAGATGCTATTTAAGTTACCCTTATCAAATATAAGGCTGACAGCTTTGACAATATCATCAACATAGATGAAGTTGCGTCTTGTGTCTCCTTGTCCTTGTATTGTCAATTTCTTATTATTTTTGAGAAGCATTATGAACTTTGGAATGAGTTTCTCAGGGTATTGATGCTTACCATAGACATTGTTAGCACGGATGATGATGATTGGAAGTTGGAATGAATAGAAATAGGATCTCACAATGAACTCGGCACCTGCTTTTGTAGCAGCATAAGGATTTGTCGGATTCAGCAGACTTTTTTCACAACACCCTTTGCCTGTCAAATCTATTTCTCCATAAACTTCATCTGTAGATATGTGAATGAACCTTTCAATATTGCCCCAAAGTCTGCAGCATTCTAGCAATGTATGCGTCCCCAATATATTGTCTTTAGTATAGTCAAGTGAATGTTCGAAAGAGTTATCCACATGTGTCTGTGCTGCAAAATGAATGACATACTTGATATTATAGGCTTGCAACACCTTGCTAACTAGGTCTTTGTCAGTAATACTACCATGCACCATGAAATACCTGTCTAAATCGGACTGGTATTTTACATACCATGTAGCAGCACAATAGTCCAATTTATCAATATTGATAATTTTAACATCAGTATAGGTATCTAAGATATAGTTGATAAAATTAGAACCAATAAAGCCACAGCCTCCTGTTACTAGAATATTCCGCTGCATTTACTTATATGTATTCATTATATTGAATATTTTATATGTTTTTATTTAAGAAATATAAATGTAAATAGAACTATGTCTAGCCAGTTTTTAAATGATACATGGAGCCTTTATTTTCACGATCCTTATGACATAGAATGGGATAATGCCAGCTATAAGCTGCTAGGCAATATTGCTACCGTAGATGATTATGTAAATTATTATACTGCATACAAAGAGTTATTTACAAAAGGTATGTTTTTTATTATGCGTATGGATATAATGCCAAGATATGAGGATGAACTCAACAAACAAGGTGGCTGTTTTTCCTTCAAAATAATGCCAGAAGATTTGGATACAAAATGGTTTAACCTTTGTGCCAGTGTATTGGGCGAAACTGTAGGTATCAATGATGACATCTGTTATAATATTAATGGGATTTCTATCAGCCCCAAGAAGTTCTTTTACATAGTCCGCATTTGGCTCAAAGATAAGAAATATGCAAACAAAGAATATTACAGACTTGACATTCCAAAATACTCCACATTGATGTATAAAAACCATATAGAACAATAATATGTTGTATAAAATAATGTCAGTCGTAATAGCAAGAGAACTAAAAGACGTGTATTTGGATATCATGTCAGACAAATTCATTGCAACTGTTTTTTTTCGCTCGTGTATAAAGCATAGAGATAAATACCACATTGGCATTGAAGCTAAATATGACAAAACTTATCTACGTGATTATGAAAGCATCATGCAATTATGTTTGAATGTCAATGATATTGTGCTGAATGTGGAGAAAACTATAGTGCCGTTTGAAGACAAATTTTTTGCATGCTACTTAACCAATGTAAAGAATGCATATGAGTTGCCATTATTTCCTTTCCTGGACTCGATGAAGACATTATTAGTGATAGAATTCAAGGTATGCAAAGAAGGAACTTTAGCTAGAATAGTGCATACTGAAGTAGACCATAATATATCATTATCAAGATTCACAGAAAATATTGACCGAATAGTGAATAATAATGTATTTCAAATTGATGCTTTTACAGGGGTATATGTGAATGACATAAAATCATTAAAGGAACTGAAGAAGATGTATGAAAAAGATACACCATATGATATGACAAAAGATTTCCTGGTGAATTTTTTGAATATGTTAATAAACAATAGAATTAAATATGCATATATGAAAAAGGTTTGCAAGTATTATATAAATAGTTCTGTTGATATCCTGTTGATATAGGAAAAAATTTGCCATGGAAATGTTGTGTTTTTTTGATGCTAATATTACCATACCAATATATAAGGGTTGATTGTGTTATAATGTATGCAAAATGATGGCAATGAAGAATTATCTTCCTATTTTAGTTATATTATGTGAAATTGTCAATGCATTTATGCTACATTCTCCAACACAATTTAGTCCTAAGCGCAGCCTAAATACAATAAATATGCAGCATGATGAAAATGAACCCATATTTCTCAGAAATCCTCATAGTTATTATAATGTGAATAAAATACTTTCAAATGAAAGTAGCCATATATCAAGAATTTACACCACATATAATCATAAATATTCTATCATTATTTACAAATGTGGAAAAATCGAACATCACTTTAACCAGACATTGAAATTAAAATGTAACCAAGATATCATACAGCTAAATATAGTATCTATGAAATATTTTCGGAAGATATACGAGGACATCTGTGCGATAAGAAAGGAGGTATAAGGCTTAGTTTTTTGATTTATCAAAAGGTATAAGGCTTATAATTGATATATCAAAAAATGAAAGAGTTCAACATCATAGTTGCAGCTAGTACTGGATATGGTATCGGGTATGATAACAAAATGTGCTGGCATATTCCAGAGGAAATCAGGAATTTTCAGAAAGTAACTAGTACTACTGTAGATAGAAACAAGGTCAATTGTGTCATCATGGGGAAGAATACATGGCAGTCATTGCCAGAGACCCGCAGACCTTTGAAGAACCGGCTGAATATTGTTTTGAGTAAAAGTGCTGATTTGAGAGCTTGTGAAGGATACGAAGGTGCGGTCGTTAAAAACAGTTTTGAAGAAGCTATTGAATATATACGGCAGAATGATATGATTGAAAAGTGTTTTGTAATTGGAGGGGAACAATTGTATAATCTTGTGTTAACTGAATACTCTGAACTGATATCAAAAATATATATTTCTGTCATATATGATAAGGAATATGTATGCAATAAGTTTATCAACAGGGATTGTATTTATGACAAGTTCAAATTTGAGAAAGAAAATATCCATTTTATGGAGAAATATGTGTATATGATTGGATACAACAAAAAACATCATGAATATGAAAGGTGTGTTTTAGATGAGCCGGCTGATTGATGATATTATAATAATACTTTGCAAAGGAAGTATTCTATATAGATGGGTTCTCGACCCTTATTTGTTTGACAAAGCATGTTATCAATGTATGAGCCTGTATCTATGACTTCTTTTTTTAGGGCTAACTTTGTTTCAGGAATTTTCTTCTTAGGTATTTTTGAATACCTTTTGTTGATGAAATCTAAGGATGGGTCATCTATTATTTTTATGAAGTCCTCCACTAGGTTTATGATAGATACATTGTATTGACAGCATTTATAGGAAATGCTTCTGATTTCTTCTAGCATGTCTTTCTTTTTGCTATATGATTTTGCTAACTCATATAATGGTGGATAATTGTAAGTACAGAATTCTTTTGTCAGTGTTCCAGCGGCTTCTGGCACTTGCTCTAGGTCTGCTATGTAGATGGCTTTGACAATGTTGCGGGTTTGGATATTACTTAAGTGTTGGTTTAGAGGCTTTCTGAGATATTTGGAGAAAATGTCAAGAACTTCTTGGTGTGTAAATAATGGTACTCTGAAAATACTGAACCTGCTTTTGATAGGTGTTTCAATATGCGAAATTGCATGAGTAGTACACAAGAAAGTGGCATTTTGCGAATATCTTTCAAGAAGGATACGAAACTCAAAAAAATTGCTTTTGAGGTTTTCAATATGTTTGATGATAATAAGATGTCTTCTCTGTGTTATACTTTTAGCCTTTACAATATGCAATATGAAGTTTGATATACATTGCATGTCCCTGGGTGTTTCTGGGTCCAATAAGTTTATTTCTATGAAATACTGATTTTCTAGATAGGATACTGACTTATTCCAGACGAACTGCGACTTTTGAATGGTCTCTATGTCAAAAAGATGTCTAATAACTTCATCTACAAAGAGGTCAAGCGGGAAGCCTAAGGTACAGTACAGAAGTATATTATTCGTGTTATCACACAAAGTTATATGGTCCAGGATGCTTTTATATTTTGGATTGGATTGCATAATGGTTGTAAAGTTTTGCGTTATAATATTCCAACTATTCATGATACTTGATTGATATAAGATTGTATATGTTTATGTATTAGACATAAAGGTTATGTTGTTGAATTATAGTAAGATATGGATGTATTTGGAGCACTTAATTTGGATGTAAACAAACTCGATGCATATACTAAGGATGATATCAAGCAACAATATAAAAAGATTGCATTGGAATGCCATCCTGATAAATTGAATTGTCTTACTGATGAGAGTGAGAAGAACAGGAAGGTGGAAAGATTCAAACAGGCCAGTATAGCTTACAAGGTATTCATGGAGGATTTTGATAAATATGGGAAGATTGTCCGTAGAGATTGTGGCGACGATTTTGTCTATGATTTTGATTGTTTTAAAGATGACTTTGAGATTTATAAGGATTTTGATATGCAATTTTGGGAAAGTACCATTGATATGATAAAGAATAAGGATTTTCTGAAGAATACATTTCTAGATATAGCCGGTTTCTTTTTGAAAAATAATTTACATACTAAAAAATATTATTCGCCGGAGGTCCAGGAAGCTATAGAACATAAGATTGTATTACCAGTTTCCTATTTAGATTTGCATAAAAAGGGCAAAAAGAAGGTACGTTTGTTCTTGAAAGGGGTTGACGAGCCTGTATTTTTGAATATCTATTGCAAGAAAGACTATCCATATGTAGAGAGGCAATACATTGATGATGACGGAAAGGAGCATAGCATTATGATAGAAATGAAGATAGGAAGGGGTGGAGCTTACACACATATTGCCAAAGAAGACGGAAGCATTGATTTAATTACCAGTGTTGACGTTGGATGGATAGATTATTTAGTGGGTTGTGTTAAACATCTTGAATATATTGATGGAGGATTTCTGGAGATTCATGTAAGGGCTTTTAATACAGATAAGATTGTTTTGAAAGAACATGGTCTTTTTGGCGGGGACCTTATAGTAAATATCAATATAATAAATATTCAAGAAAAAGAATGGAAAAAACTGGACGAAAACCATAAGAGAAAACTCATTGGTATATTAAAAATGATATAAGGATATATAATGATAATGTAATCATAAAGAAAACATGCCTCCTGCTGCTAAGAAACCCGCTGCTCCTGTCACTCCTGCTGCTGCCAAGGTAACGCCAGTAACGCCAGTAACGCCAGTAACGCCAGTAACGCCAGTCGCAGTAGCAACGCCTTCTCCTGCTGCTACCGCTACTCCTCCTTCTGCTGTTAAGAAGCCTGTTGCTGCAAAGGCTGCTGCTACAGCGACCCCTGCTAAGGTCCAACTTAATGTTCCGGCTGCTTCTCCCGCTCCTGCCACTGCTTCAACTGTTGAAGTTGACGACAAGACTGATAGAACTGGTGAGAACCTTCTAAATTCTCTTGTCGACAAGGTCAATAGTCTTACAGCGCAATTGAAGGAGGTGCAAACTCTCATCAAGCTTGTCAGCAAGGAGTATGACAAGCAGCAGAAGATTATCGACAAGGTCCAGAAGAAGCGCCAGAACGCTAAGAACTCCCCTTCTGGATTTGCCAAGCCTAACAAGATTTCCAATGAGCTCTGTGATTTCATTGGTGTCCCTTATGGAACTGAGAAGTCCCGCACTGATATTACACGCTTCATCAATGCCTATGTCAAGGAGCATAACCTCAATAAGCCTGATAACCGCCGCTTCATTATCCCTGATGCCAAGCTTAAGAAGATCTTGAATGTCAAGGATGGCGAGGAGATTAACTACTTCATCTTGCAGAAGCTTATTTCACACCATTTCCCTCCTAGCGCCAATAAGGCCAAGGCTTAAGGTTATTTTCAAACTTATTTTTATTATGATATAAAATATTCTATATTTATTAGAACATTGAAGTAAAACTTATGGTAGCTAAATATCATAATACCAAACGGAAGGAAAATATAAATGGCAAATTACGCTCAATATATGTTAAGGACAAGTCCGACAAAGAATATATCAGATATGGTAGTTCACGCTATGTAGCCATCCGCAAATCTCGAAAACAAAAAGGTGGAGTTTTAAATTATACAGGAGTAGATATGAGTCAAGTAATTGCAAGTGTCGCTGTATTTTATGTTGCTAGCCAAAAACCAGAGTTCTATGCTTATAATCAAGTATTTACAGATCAAGAACAATTTAAAGATATTATGACTTATAATAATGTTTTTAGAGGTATTCCTCCAAATAAACAAGAAACAGGAGCAAAAATTTATTTTGAATTCAAGAATGCTTTAGCTATTAAAGCTATGAATGATAATCAATTATTAGATGATACTTCAGAATATTTAAAAGGCCAAGAAGGTTTCATGAATCAACAAGTTGTGTCAATTTGCTTTGATTGTACTGATAATAGTAATGCTAGTAATGCTGGTAATATAAAAAAACAATACATATTATTTACACTTTATATGACAGGAACCTCTTTTAAACCACCCGGTCGTTCAACTATATCAAAATTAACCCACCCTATATTAGAACATTACAATAAAATAAAAATAAAGCCACGTTTTTTGGATAATAGTAATAAGAAAGACAATGAAAAAGATGCATTGAAAGCAATTAAAAATGTATTGATGGAAAATATGGGATTTTTTTTGGAGAATGCTATAAGCGCAGCAGAAGCCGGCAGCCAACAGACACCGGCACAGGTACAGACACAGCCACAGACACCGACGGGACAGACGGGACAGACGGAACCGGCAGCCTCAAAACCGGAACCGGCAGCCTCAAAACCGGACACCGCAGAAGAGAAACCGGAACCGGCAGCCAAGACAGACAAGACACCCGGGACAGCAGACGGACAGAAGACTGACGGACAGAAGACTGACGGACAGAAGACTGACGGACAGAAGACTGACGGACAGAAGACTGACGGACAGAAGACACCCGGGACACCAGAAGCGAAAAGGAAGGACGCGGCAGGGGGGACAGGCGGGACAGACGGCAGCCACAGGTACAGCAGACGGGACAGCAGCAGCAAAAGCAGCAGCAAAAGCAGCAGTAAAAGAAGCAGCCCCAGACATAGAAATAGGCCAAAGAAGAAGTAAAAGTAGTCAGCCTATAATATACGAGATGATAACCAAGCAGAAATAAAAAAAAGCACCATTAGCATTTAAAGAACCAGCAGAAGCAGCTTTAGCAGATGCAGCAACAGCAACAAAAGCAGCAACTTCAAAAGCATTAACAGCTGCTGCAACCAAATTAAAAAATGCAGCATCAGAAGAAAAAGAAATAAGAAGGACAGTAGAAGAATTAATAAAAGCATTAAACCCAGGCGGTAATTCTACTAGTGAAAAAACAGCATACAATAAGGCAATAGAGGCAGCAATAACAGCAGCAATAACAGCAGCAAGAGGAGCAGTAACACAAGCCGAAATTTTATGGGATAAGTATATTATGAAAATAGAATAGCATAAGCAAGTGATTGCTGACTTGGAAAAACGAATATATATAAGAGATAGTATTGACATTACACTCACGCACACCCCATAAACTTATTTTTATAAAAATCTTTACATAAATAGAGATGGTGGCTAGATATCATAAAACAGACCATAAGGAAAAGATAAAGGGTAGGATGCGAACTATCTATATCAAACATAATTCAAACAAAAAATACATTCGACGTGCAAGTGGTCGTTATGAATCAGTCAAACAAAAAGGCGGAACAAAACCTCAACAAGTCCGTTTTGATGAAATAGCAGCAGCCATAGTAGTCAGTGATAAAACTATATATGCGATTGATAACAATGACATTTCAAAAAATACTCATGATAGCATCAAAAATATAATTCTAGCAAAACAAGATAACTCATCAGAAGCAGAATATGATTTTGATGATACTTTGCCAATTGGCCTAAGAATTATAGATGGTGGATATTTAAAGAAAAATACTGAGGAATTTCTAGAAGGCAAACTTGGTGTCAGAAGCCAATATGCCATATCTTTTTGTTTAGATATTGGGAACCCTCAAATAAACGGAGGCGGTAGAAGGCGCAAGTTATACAGAAAATTGGTAGGCGGAGTAGGCGGAGTAGGCGATGCAGGCGGAACTCAACCAAGAATTAAAGGAATATTTAATATCGGAAATTCTTGTTTTATAAATACAGCATTACAATTATTGTTTCAGTTAGAAGATGATGGATTGTTTCAAGGCGTTGATGAAAACGGTGGCTTATATCAACAATTTAAGAACCTTTATAATGGGGATACACCAAATGAATTTTTTTGCAAAACAAACATTGTACCATTTGGAAATTCTCTTGGGATACAAAAGGAAGAACCCCAATATAATCAAGAAGATACTCATGAAGTGATGATTAAGTTCTTTGAAAAACTCGATAATATATCTGTAAATAATAGATTGTGTATTCAAATAAAAGAAACTATAAAATATAAAGAAACAAATGCGGATAATATAATTTATAAATGTAATGAAAAAATAAACATACAAGAACCTGACTATTTTTTGAAAATAGAAGAAATAAATATGGGAACCGGCCAAAATATAATTAATATTCAAGAATATGTTGATAAATATATTAAAGGATATGATTCAAAAAAGGGAGATACTTCATTTAATTGTATAGCAGGTTCATATATTAATGATGTATTTACAATGTATATAAAAATGACATTAGATGGTAATAAAAACTATATATTAGATACTAGTCCAGAGTTTATGCTTATACATCTTGTAGGAAACAATATTTCTGATTTTAATTTTAATGTTCCGAAAACATTTAATAAGAGTCAATATATATATATATTGCAAGGCGTTTGTGTATTTTCAGGAACTATCGGAGTTCATAGCAGCAAAAAAGGGCATTATGTATACTTGGGTAAACGAAATGATGTTTGGTATTATTTTAATGATGAACATTATGCAGGTACTGTCAGTGATTATAAAACTGGTCATTATAATGATAAGCGTAAAAACCTTTTTGATATAGAAGAAAATTTTATAATTTTCAAGGAAACATTTACACCATATGTATTATATTACAAACGTACTGGTGGCCCAGACACAACACCTAATACTTCATCTGCGTCTGGCAATTCAACCATTGGAACGCAGCCCAAATTATTTAAATATTTTGATTTTAAAAAAGAGGAACAAAAAAAATTTCTTAAATTGTATACTGATTCAACTATGATATTTTGGGAAGCAATACCACAAGAACCCCCCCAAAATGGTGCAGGTCGTAAAAAAAAGAAACAAAAAGGCGGAAAAAATAAAGAATATAATAAATGGGAGATAACAGATATTCAAATAAGTTATAATAATGCTCTAGCTAATACAATAGCACTTTTCAATGCAGCAAAAGCTCTCTACGATTGTTATTCATTTAAAGAAGGCAAAAATATATATATCCGAGATCAAATTCATGTCTCAAATGGAAATCCTGATACATATGCCTTTCCAGAATGGGTCATAAATAGAAATAGAGAGGCATATGGGACAGATGAAGACCATAAACCTTATACATTTGATAGATTTAAATTTAATGAAACTGTTGTTTTGTATGATAAAGACGATAAAATAGAAGAGGTATTCAATACAGTATTCAAAAGAGACCCTGTAAATGTAACAATGAATAGATTGTTTAACCCTGACACTTTAAAAGGAACGTTTGGATATAATCAAGCATATTATCTTGATGGTTTTTATACTACAGAAGAAAAAGACGTAGGAAAATCTAGTAATTATGAATATGCCAAAAAAACCAAAAAAACCAATTCTTCCCTAACACTGAAACCCAATATTGCCATATATTGCAAGGCTCTGGTGAATTGCAGAAAAGGTGATAAATGGAATAAATCAACTGAAACTACTTGGAATATAGTTCAAGTTGATTTATACAATGTAGAAGTCCATGTTATGAACTTAATTGGATATGGATTTGACACCCAAGAGCAACCAGATTATATCTATATTGCAAGTCTTCCAATAAATGAAAGAAAATCAAAGATAATTGAATTGTATAGAAAAATGTGGTTGAAACTTGCAGTATTCTGTGTGCAAAATAAAGGCACTATAAAACATGTCATCATTTCAAATGTAGGTGGTAATAATTTTGCAAGATATTACTTAGATGCAATATATGGTAATGATAATCCAAAAAATAAATATCTAAACAGCTATAAAAATAATTTCTTAAATGAAATATTTAAACCAAGTTTTGGATATGAAAATACAGATGAAATGAATACATCTGATGGAAAAAATCTAGCAAATCCATGTAAATTGATGACAGATAATGGTATAACAGTGATTGTAGAAATTACTACAGATGATATCAATACAAAACTTCGTATCCCTAATATCATATATGTGTTGAGCGTAAAACAAGATGGTGACAACGCATCCAAGCAACGCCATCAAAAAGGCGTAGTAGAACAAAACCCAACAGAAACTTTGCCAGATACTGCCACTTTAGATAACACGCTCTTTGTTAACGCTTGGGATCCGCATAGCATTATTGGTAATGGTAATTATAATGATGACTCATTAGATGGATTTTGGGGCAGAATTTCAAATATGAGTGTCCTAGGATGGGGATACACCAACCCATATATGAAATGGCAAGCCATCAAATTTGACGAAATCAAAACAACAATTGGAGAAGCACCACAAGCAACACCATCACCACAAGCAACACCATCACCACAAGCAACACAAGCAACACAAGCAATAGCAGTACCAGCAACAAGTTCCACAAACAACAATCTACAATTGTTTGGCTCAGTTCTATCTACTATGACAGGTTCAAAACCAAACACGACTCGTCAACAAACACCATCACACATATCAGGTTGGAATAATAAACCAGAAACCATGCAAGTTATAAAATATAATAATTACACACGAGAACATCTGTCAACTGACAAAAAATATATAATACTTACATTTTACACGAAAATTCTTACTAATATAGATATAGGAGCACAACTAGGAAATTATATAAAATCCACCATAAAAGAAGCTATTGCAAAAATACAAGATAGTATCAGAGCATATGGAAACAACTTTTTTGATAATATGAAAAAATCATCTTAATAGTAAATAAAGGCTATGGAAGAAGAAATAACTATTCAATATCTTATTGACATAAAAGGTAAAGAAATTAAAATATATAATCCAGATAAAGAAAAATCTTATATAAAAAAACTGAAAGATATTTTTGGTAATAATGCGTATACAAAATATACTTATAGGGAAACAAATCCTTATGAAATAATTCAATCTAAAGATGCCAAGAGAACACTGTTGTTTGATATGGCGGCAGACAGCAAAAAAACTGAACTTAAAATGTATTTACTCATTTGTGTTGATGTTGACGATTTTGCAGATTTGAAAACAGAAAATATATTAAATATAAATAGTGATATCAAAAACAATATTGAAAAACTTATAAAAAACTATATTGTATTATTATTAGCATTATCTGTTAAAAAGCATGTAAATGAAATTGAAACAATTTTGACACCCTAGAAATAAACCACTATTATTTTTTCATCCTAGTCTTATAATAGAATGATAAGGAGAGAAGGAGATTATAAATCTGGCTTCAAGTACTATAAGAACAATATAGAGATTAAAGACAAGGCTGAGATAGAATGCATAAGAGAACTTAAGATACCTCCTGCATACCAGAATGTCGTTATAGTAAATACTAGGAAGATTGTGGCATATGGGTATGACTCTAAAGGTCGCAAACAAGTCCTTTATCAGCCTGCATTTGTCAAGAAGCAGAATGAGAAGAAATTCAAGAAAATTTTTGCATCCATGGAGACTTTTGAGAAGCTTAAAGATATTGTCGAACACGATATGAAAAATAAGAAAGATATCAAGAGAAAGGAAATTGCCATCATCATACATCTCATTTTCACGTGCGGATTCCGCATCGGTAACAAGAAATATGAGAAGGAGAATAACTCAGTCGGTCTGACTACGCTCAAGTTCTCACACATGCAGTTTGCCAAGAATAAAATACATATTGATTTCATCGGCAAAAAAGGCGTCAGGAACACAGCCATATGTCATAACAAAATGATATACAAATATTTACATGACAAAGCCGAGAAGTTCAAGGAAACAGATTATGTATTCTCTTATTCTAGCAAGAATATTACTTCTGCTGATGTCAATGAGTACTTAAGAGCAGTCGACGAAGATATGAAGATAACATCAAAAGACTTGCGGACATGGAATGCCAACTATCTTTTTATGAAATTCTTCAAAGAAATACTTGAAGGCGACGAAAAACTCAGAAATCCAGTTAAAAAGGCTATTGAGATGGTGGCAAACAAACTGCATAATACTTATTCAATTTGTAAGAAAAGCTATATAGACCCGAAAGTTGTTAAATACGCAGAAAAAATGATAGAATAACTGATATATAAGATTAATATATTTATACAGAGTAAAGAGCAAGAATGGAAATTGACATTATCATTCAGAACCTCAAGGATATGCTTCTAGAAAGGGGAGATGATATATCAATGTTTGAAGAACATGAGGCAAACATTGACAGGAAGGATTTCTTCAATGACAAGAATGTCATCGAGTTTCAGACTTCCCAGACTACTTTGATATTTGCCCTCACCAAGAAGCTGAGGAAGAATATCATTGATGAACTCAAAAGCGGTGAGAGTAGCATTGATGCATTCATTAAAAATTATAATCATAAGAAAAATGTCATTCTCATTTTCAACAATGACACCATATCAATGCCTATATTGTCACAACTCAACAGATACGACAAACTCTTTCAGAAGTCTGGAGGCATCCTGCAGTTCTTTATGATGAAACAGCTTATGTTTAACCCGACAAGACATGTCTTTGTTCCAAAGCACATCAAACTGTCTGATGCCGAGACAGCTGACATTATGCAAAAATATATGATTAAGAGTAAACTCCAGATGCCTGTCATATTGCATAATGATATCATTGCAAAATGGCTTGGCCTACGTCAAGGAGATGTTGTGAAAATTGAACGATATAATGAAAATAGTGGCATATCCTACTATTACAGGTGTTGCATCTAAATAAAAAAATATACATCTATAAAATAGATTTATAGGGTGACTTACTATGTCAGAAACTTATACAGTTACAAACAAACATATTACAGAATTAAATAGTCTTATCAGAAACTATTACAATTCATTCATCAGAGATGAAAATAAAGAGATATTTGGCGAAATGGCAAATATAGGCAATGATGTAGCTAGAGGTGCTACAATACCTAGTAATACAGAAGGAACTAGTTATAGTATTGCATTATTCCAAAACTTCATCCATAGTGTCATAAATAATAATATATCAAATGATGTTGCTACTGGTTATAGTACAGGTACAAAGAATGGTTTATTGAAAATCAAAGGGGAAACAGGAACTTTTGTTGCTACTGATTTACCAAATCTTAAGTTTGTATTTGTTTGCATAAATATCATCAATGTCTTTGTAGATATATTAGAAGCTTATAAGTATTTTATTGATAATGATGCTGGGTTCAAAGATAAATTGAAGGTTATTAATACAATAGTTTTAGTTCCATCAACACATAGGACCAAAGAACATATAGATTACATAAGCACATCAGTTGCAGCTCAACCAAACATAGGATATTATATTAGCTCTGAACCAAGTAAATTATTTCTGGCAATTAATTCATTAACATCTAGTTCACAAAATACAATATTTACACTTGATAAGAGCAATGATGAGTTATTAGATGGAAAAATATTAGCTACACATGGATTATATGAGGGTACTACTTTAAATGTAAATCCATATGTAAATCAATTTGCTTATATCAGCGATAGTAATTTTAAAATAAATATACTTCAATACAATAAAAAAACAAATTATGATACATTTAATTTGGCTGATCTCCAGAAAAATTGCTTGAATAACTTCTTATTGTTTTTAGCGAAAATGAAAGTAGATAATGCAAGAAATCAAGTTAATGCACTATATTTTTATTATAAGTACTTGCATCTATATACTACACTTGTATTTTCAACAATGAATGTAGTTTTAAATGATTCAACACAAAATACTCAATACTTTATGAAAATTATACAATATACTCCATATAGTACTAATGCTGCAACAGGACAAACTGCTTTAATTGCTGCATCTTCTTTAGCCGCTAACGCTGCTGCTGCTACTAATGCTGCTTTAGCGGCTAAAGAGAGTAATGTAGAAGCTAATACTAAAGCTTCAAATGCAAAAACTGCTACTGGTGAAAGTGCTGTTGCAAATGCTAAAAGTCTCTTAAAAGCCGCTGTAGTTGATACTAACAATGCTATTGATAAAGCTAATGATGCTAGAACACGTGCAATTACAGCAGACGAAGAGACTTTATTTACAAAATCCGTTCCAGACAAATATGATACTGATACTACTAATGCTGAAATTGATAGGTTTACTGCTATAAATGTTGCTCTTACAAATAAAGCTAATCAAATTATAGGATACGCTAATAATGCAGCTGAAGCTGCCAATGAAGCTGCAATATTAGCATCTTTGGCTACAGGTACTGCTGCTGGTGAACTGACTGAATTCAGCGAATCAATAACAAATAAAATATATAAAAGTGACGATGCAATATATGAAAGTATTACTCAAAACACTTTGGGTATAATGACATACACTATAAATAGTATAGGAACTGATGCAGGTAAAGATGCTGCAATTACAATTTATGATAATGCTATTCTGTATGTATCTAGTGAATTATCAAGATTAATTAATAAATTATTACTTCAAACAAATCAAATACCTGTAGTTTTTGATAAATATAGAACACTTATAAGTGCTGATTTAAATCTGAAGATTTCTTTTAGCAGAGAGAGTGTACTCAAAATAAAATATGATGATGCTAGTATATCTGCTGCTAACAAAAACTATCTACAAAATATTTCTAGAAATCTGAATGAAAAATTAGAGTTTATTGAGGCATTTTCCGTCAATTATGAATCCAAATATTATAGTATAACAGATATAGATGCTAAGTATATATATATAGAAGCGATATTTCCTAACAAAAGCAGTAAGATAGTAAATGAGTTTAGACCAAACTTATGGGATGATACTACTCATAATGACGAAACTTCAGAGTATAACACAACTATCAAAATAATCATTAATGGATTACTTCAGTTCAAAGACAGTTATACCAGTGGTATGAATAATTTAATACATATTAATAACAATATAAAACAAAATATATCAAAAATCAACAGTCAAAAGAGCATGTTTCAATACGAACAAAATAGAGATACACATTTAAGAAATCAGACCTACTGGTACAGCATTATCATAGGCCTTATAGCATTTGCAATTCTATTATTACAAATCATCAAAGTCGAACAGAATACTAGAGAGATGGCTGGAATGGTTTTTGGTGGTATCATTGTGGTTTTCTTTATAGTATATTATGTCATCAATGCAGCATACATTGAAGAATTTAAAATGAAAGAGAACTTTTATATCATTGCAAAATCTAGTGATTTAACATCAGCATCAAATACAGATAAAAAAGACTTCTTGCAATATCAAATAGATGGTATCAATACTAGGTTTATCGAGTATTTTCAGAAATTACTTACGAATATTCCATTAGTAGAAAGTTTGGATTTCTACAAACATTTAAACAGTATTATTAGAAGTGAAAAGAACGATAAGACAAATATCAAAGATATATTGGAGTATAAGAAGTCTTCTGGATACTCTAGTATTGATGTATTGAGATATGAAAACAATAACAAGCAAATTTTTATATCAACACTCTTAGTGTCTGCATTGATATACATAGCATTATATAATGTATCATTATACACATCAAGTGAATATAATAACCTCATCATTTTCGCAGGTTTTATTTTTGCAGTCATTATCTTTGCATATTACTTAATATTTGCATCAAAGACAGCTAGGAATAGATCAAATAATAAATATTGGGGTCCAGAGTTCAACAAGAATATGTAATATATGCTGTAAATGAATAGTAAATAAAAAATATACATTTATTTTATAGAGAGACTATGTCACAGCATCAAGCTTATACACTTACAAACAAGCATATAACAGAAATAAATAAGCTCGTCAAAAACTATTTCAATATGTTTATTTTGGATCAAAATAATGAGATTTTTACTGAAATGCGTAATATTGGTAGTGATAGAGCGGATACAATACCTTCTGATGGTCTATATACCGTTCAGATGTTTAAGAAATTTATCCATAGTGTCATAAACAATAACATTTCAAGTGATGCTGTTTCAGGATATGGAACAAACACAAACAATGGTATGATAAAAATAAAATCAGGAGCTAATGGGTTTGCTGTTGCTGACTTGCCTAATCTTAAATTTGTATTTGCTTGCATGAATATCATCAATGTCTTTGTAGATATATTAGATGCCTATAAATATTTTATTGATAATGAACCAAACTTCAAAGAATATTTGAAAAAAATAAATAAAATTGTTTTAGTACCATCAACACACAGGAAACAAGAACACTTAATGGCTGGTTCAAGTAAAACAGTAGCAGACATACCAAATATAGGATATTATATAAATGGGCCTGGTTTTGATACAATGCTATTTTTGGCTATAAAATCTTATACAAGTTCTCATATAAATAAAATATTTACTGGTTCCACAACTAATACATTGAAAACAGCTCCCCCAGCTTACACTTTAGCAAGTGATGGTTTATTTGTTTCTACAACCATTACTCACAATGTTTATGTAAATCAACTTGCTGATAATTCTGATAAGGATAATTTCAAAATCAATGTATCAGATACAATTAGCGCTAACTATCTAACAGAAAATGTATCACTTGAAAATTTCCAAAAAAGAGCATTAAACTATTTTTTGAAATTCTTAGCACAAATGAAAGATGACAATACTAGAATACAGGTAAATGCGCTTTATTTCTATTACAAATACGTGCAACTGTATATAATTCTTGTATTCTCCACAATGAATATAGTACTAAATAATTCAGCTTCTGATACACAATCTCTAATGAAAATTATACAATATACGCCAAACACTGCTGCTGGTACTTCTAGTAATGAAGTACCTCCATCAACACCGTATGCAAGTAATGATGCTATATTCGAAGATATTTCAAGTAAAACAACTGTAGGTGATTTTACATATACAATAAATAGCGCAACCGCTAATAAAGGAAGGGAACATGCAGCAACTATTTATGAGAATGCAGTGAGACACGTTCAAACAAACCTCACAAAATTAGTAGGAGAATTATATTCATTAAATATACCAACTGCTTTTGAAAATAATATGATTATACGAAATGACTTAAGTATGAAAGCAACATATTATTCAGGTGATAAAATAAAACTAGACTTTAGTGAATTAAGTGGTATAGTTGATGTACTAAATGATATCATTCGTGATGGAACAAAAAAACCATTACTACAAGAAAATCATGTTATTTCATATGCTGGTAAAGTATATGATATAGTACTTCTAGAAAGTAATTATATATATATCAGAGCAAGGTTTCCCAATAATAATGAAATGACATATGCTGCTATCCCAGTATTTGAACCACCTAATTGGAGTACATTAAGTAGTAGTCATAATGATGCAACTTCAATATATATTATAACAGTTCAAATAGTTCCCAAGGGATTGGTTGCTCTGAGACAAGAATATAGACAGGGAAAAATTCAATTAAGAGATATTAATGAAGATATCAGGTACAATACATCAAAAATCAACAGTCAAAAGAATATGTTTGAATACGAACAGAATAAGGATACCCTTTTGAGAAATCAGACATACACTTATACTGTTATCATTGGTCTCATTGTCCTGGCAATTTTAGTATTACAAATCATTAAAGTAGACCAAAGCACAAAAGAGATGGCTGGAATGGTTTTTGGTGGCATTATTGTCATATTTTTTATAGTATATTATATCATTAATTCAACATACATGGAGGAATTTAAAATGAAGGAAGGATTTTTTGCCATTTCAAAACCTTCTGATTTACCTACAGCATCAAATACAGATAAAAAAGACTTCTTGCAATTGCAAATAGATAGCACAAACATCCGATTCATAGAATATTTTCAAAAGGTAATGATTTTCCTTCCAGTATCGGAAAGTGTAGACTTTTACTATGAACTAAATAGTGTCATCAAGAGCGAGAAGAATGACAAGACAAATATCAAGGAAATATTAGAGTTCAAGAGGTCTTATGGGAATTCCAGCATTGATGTTATGAGATACGAGAATAATAATCAACAAATTTTCTTATCAACACTATTAGTGTCTGCATTACTATTTATCATATTGTATAATGTAGCAATATACTCACCAAGTGAATATACAAACCTTATCATGTTTGCAGGTTTCATTTTTGCAATCATTATCTTTGCATATTATTTAATATTTTCATCAAAGACAGTCAGAAATAGATCCAATAATAAGTATTGGGGACCAGAGTTCAACAAGAACATGTAGCCAATTATCAGGTATATCATGATGTTATTTTTTCAGAATGTATATAAAAATTACATTACTATACTATATAATCTTTCATAAACTAAATTAATAATGACATCAGAAAGCTCGGATATGTCTCATAGTAGCACAGAAGAGAGTAGCAACTATGAAGAAGACCCTAATTATGTTCCTGAGGAAGATGAAAAGGAAGAGGAGGAAGAGGAGGAAGAGGAGGAAGAGGAGGAAGAGGAGGAAGAGGAGGAAGAGGAAGAAGAGGAAGAAGAGGAAGAGAGCAATCCAGGAGAAGGATTTTTTAACAAAAATGATGAAGAGTTGCATCATCAAAACAATATTTATCTCATTCTTAACCCTCGTCAGCCAGCTAGGAATTATCAAAGATATAATAAGCCTTCTAACAAATATCATCAAAAAAAACAGAAGACTAAAAGTGTCATCAAAAAGAAGACCTATGCATTTTATAAAAGATATTCTCAACAAGAAAAAATGTTTTTTGATGGACTTCCAAATGATGAGAAAGATATAATAGAAACAATTGAAAATAGATTGGTGTCTATCAATACACAATCTGAAGAACCATTGCGTTTCAAATTCCTAAAGATGGATATTCCTGACAGGACTAAAAAGATTATCATATCAAAGGTTGATAATCTACAACAAATGGCATACTCTGCATCTGGTGAATATTATAAGCTGAATAACTGGATGAATATTCTTAATGAAATCCCTTTTGGCAAATTTTATGAAATCCCTATCAAAAATACAGATGGTATTGATAAGATTTGCACGTTTCTGGAAAATGTAAAAACAAAAATGAATGAGACCATTTACGGACACAAAGAAGCCAAAGAACAGATTGTTCGTATCCTAGCCCAACTTATTTCATTCCCATCTGCCAATGGGTATGTCATAGGCATCCAAGGAAGTGCAGGCGTTGGTAAGACTAAGCTTATCAAAGAAGGCATCTGTAATGCTCTCAATTATCCATATGCTTTCATTTCTCTTGGTGGTGTAGAGGACGCTTCATACCTTAGAGGACATTCATATACATATGAAGGAGCAACCTATGGAAAAATATGTGAAAGTCTTGTCAAAACTGGCATTATGAATCCTCTTATTCTGTTTGATGAGTTAGATAAGGTATCTAATACATACAGAGGGCAAGAAATTATTAACACTCTCATCCACATTACAGACCCAGTACAAAACGATAAGTTTACTGACAGGTATTTTGAGGAAATAGATTTGGATATTTCTAGATCGCTTTGTATATTCACTTATAATGATGAGAATAGCATTAATCCTATTCTGCGAAATCGCATGATTACTATCAATGTACCAGGATATAGCCAGCAAGAGAAACTGGTTTTAGCCAAAAATTACATCATACCTGAAATACTTAGGCAGTATAATCTCAGCATGAGTGATATTATCTTCACAGATGAAGTATTAAAGTATATTATTGAAACAACAGAGAAGGAGGAAGGTGTCAGAAATCTCAAGCGTGCAATCAACAATATTGTATCTTGGGTGAATATGATGCGTTATGTTTCCATTGATAATATGAAAATATCCTTTCCTTTCGAAATTACCTCAAAGTATTATGATAAGTATTGTAAAAATAATAAGAACACCATACATAGGGACATTTTGCATTCTATGTATTTATAATTTCAAGTACGAACAAAAATACTGATAAATAAACCTTATATTGTAAGTAAGGGAATGTATCTATATATTTTTATTGCAGTATCTGTGATAGTCATCATTTTGTATTTCTACTATGTATATATGCAAAAGACAGAAGCATATCAAACTGCAAATGATACAATTTATTTCATGACATACGACGAGACAGCGAGGTATTTTAAAGAGGATAAAGACCAGTATGTCAGACAACTCACAAAATTGGACCTATATGCTAGAAAAGTCCGGACAAGTCAAGAATATATTGACAATATTGTGAAGACTGCTATAAGCTTCACAAATGAAGAAAAACAATTACTTACTAGATGTGCAAGGAAGGCAGATGAGTTCTTTTTGAATATGGACTTTAGAAAAACAGATTACAAACTCATGAATAATCTTGATATAGCAAATATTCCTTGGATATTTGCTTTGACATACAAAAATGATATGTATGAATATGAAGAGGGCTTACCGCATACTAGAGAAAATATCATATTCCTCTCAAAATATGTTTTGAAATATGATGAGAATGATTTGATAAATACATTGATACACGAGAAAATACACATATATCAGAGATATAATCCAGACTTGTTTGCGAAGATAATAGCTTCTATGAAGTATGCTGTCCTGGATGTTAACGAACAGCCATATAGAAAATATATTAGGTCCAATCCAGATACTGACAGAAAGATATATTATGATATAACAACAAACAAGGAAATGGTCTGTCTATACAGATCTGATACTCCATCTGGTATCAATGATATTATAATGAATAACTTTGCTATGGAACATCCTTATGAAAAAATAGCTTATGAGGTAGCTGGTTATTATTATAAACAGGTTGCTGACAAAGCTAAATATGCAAAGATATAAGAGATACATATCTTCATATATATTAGATACATGGATAAACTTTCAGAAGTATTAAAACAGGCTCCTGCTGATATTGACGAGGAGACTATCAAAAATATTTTTGTCAAAAATCAAGAAGATGTTTTGAATACTCTGTCAGAACTTTGGAAGATGCCTAGAGAAGCAGAAAAGGAAAAGAGCAAATGGGAACAAATCCGTGCAACATGTGACGCATATGATGAAGAGATGGATAGAGTTGTCATGAGCCAGATTAGAAACCAGAAAAAACCTCAGTTGTAAACATAACTAATTTTTATTTATCATTCTAATATAAGAACGATGTCTTCAGCAATAACAATAGAAGATTTGCGATATATTATCAGTCAACAATATAAACCTAAGAGTGGGGCCTCTTCGTCACAGCTTAATTCCTATCTGAAGGCTGCAAACAGTTTATGGAACGCGTCAAGTCAGGATTATGCTAGCTGGTTCTATGATATGTCAGCATATGCAACAGACGAGAGTTTTCGTACAACTGGCGTTCCTAGAAGAAGGGCTCTCAGTATAGATGAATTGGCTTATTATGATCCTACAGCAAAATATACTTACACATAATATATCTTTACATAATAGAGTAAAATGTATCAAATACAAGTAATACTTATTGTTTTCATACTAATTCTATTTGCTAGTGCATATCCTATATTATCCTTAAAATATCATAGTGACCTGTATGAATATACAGACAGGTTAAATAGCCAATGTTCTAAACAAAAGGAAGAAAAAGAGAAGAACAAATATGTCTGGCAGATTTCTAATTACTTCTATGATTTTAGTAGTTTGAATATTGATAAAAATAAAGAATCAGCAAAAAATAATGGTGAATTTCTAGATGAAATAAATCATATGAAATTATATATCTCTTATTTTCATAGTTCTATAGGACAACTCTTGTTTTTCATCTTGTTTATCATATGGTATGCTATTATTGTGCTGTATTTAAGACAAGAATATTTGCAGAAGGAATGGTTCCATTTTTCCTTATTAATTATGATGTTTGTATATGTAATTTTATTTATCATCATATTTGCACTGATTTTGAAAAAGATAACTGAAATTTACAATGATACTTACACTTTTGAATATATGGTGTTTATGAAGAAATTGGATATTATTATTAGTGAAGCTACTAAAGAATCTAGCAGCGCTTTTGTAGATACTGATAAAGAATTAAAAGATTTATTAAAAAACCTGTATGACACATCATATGAACCTGATGCAGATGAAAAACAATATGCAGTACAGAACCTAGTACTTACTGAAGATATTCTATACAAGCTTGAAAAAACGTATTCTAAAATTGTTCCTAATGGAACAGAAATGAAAGATGGTAAAATAGTAGATAAAATGGCAGATCTTAATATCAATAAAAAAGAAATTGATGATTTCTTTTTCAAATATCATCAGAAGTCTCACAAGGAAGACATACAAAACAAAATTAATACAGTGACATCATATCTATATGCATATCTCGTATTTTTGCTGCCTTTTTTGATGTTACTCTTCAGGTCTATTGACAATTACTATATATATGCTATTATTTTGATAATACTTTTCATTGCAGTATCAGCATATTACATATACACAGCTTTGCATTAGAATATATTGATAAAATATTTTTCTTTATTAGGTTTAATGATGAACACTGCTAATACATTCTTTGGTATAGTAGCATTTTTGATGATACTCTTTATATACATAAACGAAATGAAAAATATAACGGAGTTCATCATCAAATATAAATCAATTAAAGATACCGCCCGCATTAACATGGAGCAAAAGTGTAAGAACATTTACTGCGAGGCTGAAACGGACCGCTTTCAAATTGCAAAGAACATGTATGACTTACTTCTACCCAACGATATATATAATGCAAGAACATATACAACTATGGTAATGATATTTTCAATATTTTTATTTATATATGTGTTTTATTTGTATGTTACATATATAAGTAAATTAACAGTATATACTTTTAATTTTACTTTTATAGATATAAATGATACAACTATTATCATATGGTTATTATGTATACTCATATTTATCAAAGTGCTTACAAACATTCTATTGAGATATACACCATATGACGAGCAAGGATATATAAACTATTTTGTAAAAGGAGCACAAAATATAGATGCATATCATTGGTTTATGTTTCTTTTCATATCTATACTATTGTTAGGTTATTTAGGTTATATTGTTATAAAAATACATTCAATTGATAATAAATCATCTGGTTATATCAATTATATCAAAGGTATATTTATGACATTATTATTTATATTTTCATTTTATTTTATGTTTACAATGGTAAATATTGTTGAGGCATTTAGGAAAAATGTTGTCCCCAATAAAATATATGAAGATGATACTAACAAAGATACAGGAAGCAATTACCAAAAGCATTGGACTGCAGATACAGCACATGATTCAGAGGATTACTTCTATAACATATATTTCAATCTGGTAGATATACCTGATGCTATTTTCAGCTCAACAATGGATAAATACCAGAAGTATGACATACATAATGTATATATATTTAGAAACTTGCCAATCATTGGTCTAGTATTATTTGTGTTATGCTTGATAATAGGATTTGTATTGATGTTTTTTAAATATGATGATGTAGGAGAGTATATTAACATGTTACTACCACTAGTCTTCTTGTTCTTCTTAGTATTTGCTATAGTCATGTTTACATCATTCAACACAGCTTTCAATAAATATGCATTATATGGTGTTTGTAAGTCTTCATATGCAAGGGCTTTGAATGGTCTTAATAATGTTGTAGTTCCGTTCATAGCAATGCACGAGAAAGACGCTGGAACAGGTAACAATAATTTAACAGACTATAGATACAATTACATTGTCCTCAACGTCATCATATCGTATTTCTTGAATTATGTTAATTTGATAACTAATGATGAAAACTATTCTACTTCTGAGAAGAAAAAAGCTACCAGTGAAAAATTGAAAAAGTTCCATGATAAAAATTACATAAATGATAGGCAAATAAAGTTTAATCTAATTAACACAAATGATATAACAGATCTAGCTAAATTTGAAGCATATTATAAAGAACTCTTCAAAGAAATTTTAGAATATGAAAACGGAAATATCCCAGATAATCTTAATCCAACAGATATTCAAACTAGATATGTTGATTTGTTGAATAAGATATTATCGTCACCAGAAGTCTATGATAAAACTTTAGTGCAAAACGATGTCAAAGATAGTACTAAAAAAACAAACAATCAAGACTTGGTAAACAAAATACGAAACGCTGTATATTATTACATAAACAAACTTGAAAACTTCAATAACAAAATAGGCAATTATAATGATATCGCAGGTCAAGACAGAAATGGATTTTTAAATGACTTCTTGTTTTACATAAATGATGACAATACTATAGACCCTTATAAGTTTATAATGATTAAAGGAAGTATAGTGTCGTTTACAGATAATGCATTAATGAAAAAATATGATAATATATATAACAATCAAAGCGCTGATAATGGAAAAAATAATGTGGATTCAATTATCAATGTCTTTCTCACACATATAAGGTCTTTATATAAAGACATTAATGATACAACTTCTGGGTATAAGGCAAAACAAACGAATGAAGCAAAAGTCACTGTATTCAATACTCAAATTAAGACATCTTTAAAGATGTTAAGTAATACACAGGGAACAGATACTATATCAATACCAAAAACCAGAGAAAATACAGATGACAATCTTGAATATCTCTTTCAAGCCTTTAAAAAATTAAAAATAAAGGTAGATAGTAAAGCCAATTATCTTGTCAATGTCATAGAGACTATTTCTAATGAGCTCAACAACACAGATGCCGAAATTAAATTATATGATACTATGCCGAAAACACTCTCCATTATTATTAAAGATAATGCTAAACTGTCGGATATCTCAAAATTGAAAACAATAGTTGATAAAAATAATGAAATTGAGGGGGTAGCCATTTTACATGAAGCCAACAAAGCTTGCAAAGAAACATTTGTATTGACTTATGCTACTAATATAATTGTACTAGGTATAGTTTATTGGTGTATAGCAAGTACTAAAAGAGAATGAAAAAATCTTTTCCATATGTCAAATAAGAAGAAATAAAAATGTCTTATGAATTTCAACCAAATATATACCTGTTATCTGATACATCATCATCGAATGTCGTATATACAATCATGCAAAAGAACGCCAAAATATTTCAAGAAGATCAAATGAAAGAGAAAGATAAGATATTCAATAATAATGACAAAGAATATCTATATGGTATGCTTCCTATAGAATTGATACCTGCTGCATATTTTCCATTTAGATATGATAAAATTGATGAAAATTTTTATAGATTATCTAAGAATGACAAAATACAATTAAAACATTATAATGATGTTTTTGAAGGTGATATAACAGAAGAAAATTTTGAAGGTAAGAAAAAAGATCTTAAACAAGAATTAAGACATTACCTAAAAGATAAGTTGAATAATGATAGAAGCGCATTCTATACTGTTGAAATTGAAAGCATTATGCTCTATGAAATTTTAGCTTTTTGGCTAATCCTGTTAGTGATACTTATGAAAATATTTTATACTTACTATTCATCTGTATATAGTTATATTTTGTTCTTATTCTTTGTAATCATCTTATTATTTGCAATATTCTGGAAAATGTTTTACACACTACGATAGTTTTTTTTTATCTATATTACGATTAAGGAAAGACATCAAATGACTGACAATATTAACACAGAACTGAAATCTGATATTGAAGACAATGATACTGATAGAGTTTATACAAGAGAACAAAAAAAACGGGATATCTTATCGTCCAATTTCCAAAATATTGCAAGATATATGGATACTGAAATGGATGATAATGATAACAAACTTGCATTAAAAAATATATCAGATCTTATAATTGATGATTATGATTTATCAAAATTGAATGAAGATAGGTTTAATTTTTATATGGAACTACAGAAAATCCTTAGAAAAGACCCAAGAATATTAAATATGATTATGAATTTAAATACACGCATCAAAATAAAGAAGAAGAAAGAAAGAAAAATACTGAATCAACTTATTAAAGTCCTCAAAAAATTACAAAATGATGAGAAGAAAGAAAGTCATAATGGTACAAATAATAATGAAAAAAAGAAAGGCATAATAGATGCTTTACAAACAATTCTTCTCAAAAATTATAACCTTTCTCCATCTAATAATTCTAATAATAAACAATCAAATTTTGATGCCAAAGAATTATATGCCTTTCTCACAAAAAATCAAAAGCAAGGTGGTGGAAACGGTGGTGATTTACAAGATGAAATAGAAGAATTAGTGGATGATAAAAAACCTAAAATACAAACAACCAATACAGGTAATAATATTAGTAAAGTTTCTATCATAGATAAAGCAAATAATTTGTATAAAAGTATAAAAGATAAACAATTTACACAAGAAGATGAGGATAAACTAAGAGGGAAATTGGCGTTGCATTATGGTATGAATAACTTAGAAAATCTAACACAAAAAATATTGAATAATAATGGTAGTACGGATGGTGCAGATAAGTTTGAAAGAAATAAAAATAGCATGGAAGAGTTTATAGATGATTACTACAAAGCTCATAGCCAAAAAGATAAGTCTAAGGTTGCTACATCATTGCAAAAAGCATTGGATAAATTTGAAGCATCTCCTACCAATTTTTTAGAGAGCATCAAAATAACTCGCGAAGATAGATTAATCTTCATCTTTGTGACGTTTTTCATCAGATATGTAAGTATTATCATGGTACAATGGTGTGTTGATATCAATATTATCAAAGACTTCTATCAAGGCTTTCTGCTCTATGCTGTTATATATAACATCATCTTTTGGTTCATAGTTATGTTAGTGAATATCAACAATATAACACCCGTAAGTTATATGAATACTGAGGCAAGTATAGGTGGTCTTCAAAATATGTTTTACTATTTCTATATGGGTACAAACGGTATATCAAGATTACTGACACATTGTGTTTTGATTATTCTACTATTATTAATACCAATTTTACTGAATATACATCATAAAAAGGATGATACTTCTGATGAAGAGATGAACGCATTATCCTATGAAGACCGGAAAAAACTTATCAAAACATTATCATTATTCACAATATTCATATGGGTATTAACAAGTATGATTGCAATAAAATATTAGTGAAAACTTATATCTATTTATTTTAGAGTGCTAAATGAATGTTAGAGAAGAAATTCTAAATACAATAGCCAAGTATGAGAACATTGGCAATGAAGTAAATGATTTACAAAAGGATTTGGTTACATATTATGCTTTAACTGAATTGACTAAAAATAAGATTTTAATGTCTCCAAAAGCAAAAGACAAATATCGTAGACTACAGAGTATATTTACAAAAAAATACACAGGGTGGGATATAACACGTTCAAAATTTATTTCTTATTTCTTGCAAATATTGGAAGACGCACAGGAAAAAGTTAAAGACACAAAAACAAAGGAAGAGAAAAGAATCAACAATGAAGTAGCTAAACTTATGATGGAGCTCATATTACTGAATAGGATTAACTTGAAATCATCATACGCAAGCGATAAAAACCAACAACAGTTACAACAAGGTATTGAATACTATATAAACTTGTTAAATCTTGAATTTGATACAGATGAAGATAACAGTGATAATAAACAAGAGACTACATGTAACCAAAAAGCCTCTGTATATTCTCCATTATCAATAGAAAAATGTAATAACAAAGATATAACAGAAATATTTTCAGAAACACCATCAGTCACACCATCACCCGAATGGAGACTGGGTGATGCAGCCACAGAAACAGAAACAACATCACAAATAGCTAATGTTTTGCAAATACTAACTTCATTTTCAGTTCCGAAAGATACTACACTCAAAAAGAATGGGTTCGGATTCAATGCATTACTATTATTATTGGAAATGCTTGTCAATCTTTCTCGTAATACTGCTACTGATAAAGCAAGCCAAAAACAAAACACAATGGCTCTTTTTATGGATATATTGAAAAGTATACAAGCAGATAAAAGACCTGAAGCAGAAAAAGCTTTATCATCAAATAATTTAGTAAAATTCGCAGAAGTTCTTGCAAAATTCGGACAGCCTAGCCAGAAACAGTCTTCTACATCAATGATTGTTCCATTACTTGAAACTTTCCACAAATTGGGCCAACAATCAAAAATCACAGGTGGTAATAATGACGAAGAACATGATGAATTATATATCAATGATGCAAATTATATTAAGATACGGAAGTTTGCAAATGATTTTCAGAATTATAAAATTAGAATTGATGAACTTGAAAAACGATATTCTTCCATACAAACTGATTATGAAAAACACAGCAAAGATCCACAGAAACCAAAAACTCCAAAAGAAGAGCTTGAAATGAAAAAAAATAAACTAAAAAAAATAGAAGATGAATTAATTACACTGAACCAAAATACCAGCAAATCTTCAGAAATAAAACAGTTACAAGAAGAAAAAACGAGACTAGAAAAGTACATTAATGATAATGACAATCAAGAAGATAATACAAATAGAGCAATTGATTTTAATAATAATAATACGCCACAAACTGGTTTCAAAGATGGAAATATGCGATATGTAGGAAACTCCGAACCGGATGAATGGAATAACAATATCAATAAGCAAATGAAAGAATTGATTGAAATTCAAGGTCAAGAATTAGATGCTTTAGAAAAGGAATGTAAAAAAATAGATACCTTAGCAGAAGCTCTATATAGAGATAACATTAAGGTTACGCTGAAGGACTTCAAAAAGTTCATAGAAGAGTTGAATAAAAGTCAAGTACTACCATATGATGATGATGTAAGAAGAACTATAAAAGAACTGAATTTATTATTAGAGTTTTTTTCTGAATCTAATACAAACTTTGGTATCTATGTGGAGTTTACAAAATTTAGATTAGAACTAACAAAGTTAGAGACTGAGATTAAGAAAGCCAAGAAAAATAAAGATGTCAAAATAGAGGCTTTGAAAAATGATATAAATGAAGTTAGAGAGTTAAAGCGATTAAAAGCAGATAGAAGACAGAATGTTGTTGGTATACCTATTAGCCCTGATACAGGTCGTTTTAGTGGTGGAACATACGAAACTAGTTTTAATAACTTTAAAAAACTAAATGATAAAATCATTTTATTAAAAACATTACTGAAAGAGTTTAATGATACATCTGGAAACAAAAGTATTGCGACTACATTAAAAGTACCATCATTATATGAGGATATATGGGATGAATATGTTAAGCTAAATAGATACGCAAAAACGAATGGAAACTTACCTATATATGCTGATGATATGTTATATAATAAAATAAAACTACATAATCTTGACCCTGCTGTTGTGCTAAATTTGAACTTTTCTGATAGAATTATATTCATTATAACAATGTTCTTCATTCGACTTATTATAGTAATTTTCATAGAGCTTCTCATAGATTACAATATCTTAAGAAACCTAGAATACGCTATCTTATCATATGCCATATTTTATATAATATTCATCATAATTTTGATTCTTGTTATTAATTTTGATGCATATAAATTGCGTATTTTAATCAACTACCTCAATATGCATGTGAATTCTACTAAAATCTTTCTTCATATTTTATTATTTATTATCTTCATGGTATTGGTATACATAATGATTAAGTCAAATGATAGTTTGAATACATTTGGGGACCTCTTTGATTTCACACATATCTACAAACATTTATATGAAATAACAGAAACTTCTAGGACGAATTCAGAAAACAAGTTATCACAAGAGGAAAAATTGAAGCTACAATACAGAGTTGATATCATAACTATGATAGTATTCATCTTCACCACATTTCTGGTGTTAGTAATATAAGTACTCCTAATCTTTAGTGTAGTAAGAAAATACTATGTAATATTGAGCCTTCCAATTGAGTATTTTGGAATTGATAAAATCTTCCTGATTTAGCATCTCATTTCTGATTATGAACTTGTCATCATTTTGTAAGACCTTTGCAGCCTCTATATTATTTGAATATGTTTTTACATAGATAGTATCATTTTTTTTCAGAAGATGCATCTGTTCTTCTTGTGATATTTTGAGAACAAAATCCTTTCCATTCTCTGCCGTGGCTACTTCTAAGACATTTATGTCATCGCTTCCAAGTGCCAAAGGAGCATTGAAACAATCATACAAGGATATTTTCCAATTGTTATTGGATAGATATAATGAATTGTTAACCTGAATATGGGTCCACTCATCCCATTCACCATTGTTCTTGTGAAAAAAGAAGACATACTTATGTATTTTAGTATCATCTGTAATAGATAGATTAACATATGGTGTCAGTTCCTTGACAAACACAGGCAATAAAATCTTCAGAGGCTCTATGACATTTGTTTTCAGATCTATGCCAATTTTAAAGTGTAGCATATTGCGCTGTGGCTGTTTCACCCAATCTCGACTATGACTGTTAATAACAAATACCCTTTTTATAATAGCCACCTTCCCTATCTTATGCAATTGTTGTGCTATTACTGGTGTTGTTGAGATGTTTTGTGTATCATCAGTATTCATATAAGTTTCATTTGACACAGTCCCCAATGTAGATACCAATCGTCTCTTCTCTTCAAGTTCTTGTAGTTTTTGCATAAGCTCATCATCATCTGATATTTTATTATCACTTTCTTCTAAAATAGGTTGCAAATCGTTTTTTTCTGTATCAGCGGCATTCGCAGCATTCGCAGCATTCGCAGCATTCGCAGCATTCGCAGCATTCGCAGCATTCGCAGCATTCGCAGCATTCGCAGCATTCGCAGCATTCGCAGCATTCGCAGCATTCGCAGCA